AAGCCCGTTCTATGTAATCATAGGCTCTGTTATCTATCATATCGACAGTTGTATCTTCAAGTTCATCATCACCAACAAACATTGGAAATCCTAACTTAATAATATCAACATTATCCCATACTCGTCCATCATTCCAAGTTATGCCTTCGCCAATAATTATCTTACCATTGAATCTACTACGAACACCGGCAACGATTGTGCTTAGGCGTTCCATATAGTAATTTCGTAATTCAGTCTCTTCTTCAAAAGTTGCTTCTCTATCTAACCCTCGAAAGTCTATCCACATTGCTTGCCAATCAGCGGCTAAGGCATCAATGCCTATAAATTCTGCTCTGTCTGCTTCCCAATATATATGCTGTTCATGGGCATCCATGATTTTAGTAAGCAATTCCATATCTACTAGAACATTACCACCAGTCATTGGAAATAATAATCGATTCATGTAAGTGCCGTTTGCATCAGCCACTTCCATGTTGAACTGCCAACCATAGTGAACTTCCATACCAAACTGTTTTGCTGTTTGAGTAATGAAATCAACTTCTTCGTCAGTTATATGTTTAGTCGAATGGACAACTTCCCATGTTTGTTTGCTATCGTCCCAACGTCCGAAGTTATAAATTTGAACTGACGTAACTCCATGATCTCGCAGTCTTCTTATTGTTTCTCTGTACATTAAACGTATATACTCAGTTCTAGTACAATTAGCGACCACAGAAGGTTCTTTCGATTTGTAAGTATCGTATATCCATCCTAGCCCATAGTCTTTAAGACCAACACCTTTGATGTGATCGTTACCAAAGTAATTCTGTGGTTGTTCATAATCAAAGTCACCTAGATAATTTTTTTCTATCTTTGCAGTGTGCGGGTTAGTGCATGATCCTTCACTGTCAGTTTCGTTTACAGTTATATCTATAGTCGCAGTTGCCCCTGAGCAATCAATAGAGAAGGTATAAGTGCCAATGCCATCTAATGTAACAGATTCACTACCATTGAGTGATTTAGTACCAGACCATTCGCCTGATGCTGTACATGTAGATGCTTCGGAAGAATTCCAATGCAATGTTGTGCTATCTCCCTTTACGACTTGATTAGAACTTGCAGAAAATGACACTGAGGCTGTAGTATTGTTACCACCATTACCAGAGTTGCCACCCCCTGTTGCAGTGCCACTAATAGCCGCCAACGCAACATCAGTTCCACCGCCGCCACCGCCTCCACAGGCAGTCAGTGCTATTGTCACAATAACTGTATATAATTTATTCATAGCCATAGTTCTCTGTGTGTGTATAAACTATTATACGACCTTTGAACCTGGATGTCAAGCCCAAAGATAACTTTGGGCTATTGAGGGATTGTTACGAAATTGAATTTAGTGAGAAAATGATGATGTATAGACATATTGACCCAATAAATGCGAAGCCTATGCTTTCACATATCTCTCCGCCATTGCATCCAAATAAACTATCGCCAATACTGCGTATGATTTTCAAGTTTGTTACTCCTGTGTGTGTGCTTCTTTGAGCAGGACCACCCTGCATTTCTATTTATACCAAGTATGACATTATGATACTTTTAGTAACAAAAAGTGTAGTAACCTTACACTTTTACGTACATAAAAGTGTCATACATTATTTTGTGGCATCTAAGTATTCTCTTAGATTGCCATGTAAAGTAATCATCATTGCTGTCTTATGATCATATACTCTAATGAAAGGTTCGCCCTTCTCTCCCCTCACTTTATGCACACCTAAATAATAAGGACATTTAATCTTTTTAATGATTTCTTGTACAAAGGCTTCTGGAGCCATAATTCGTTTTCTATGCATTGTTTTAAGATCCAGTCCTAAATCAAAATCATAGTGTTCAAGTTTTGCTAACTTAAACATGTTTAGTCCTTCATCGTTAAGTCTTAGTCCTTGTCCACCTCGTCCAGTTAGCCACCATTTAAAAATGACTTGATCTATTGGTATTGAATGATAAGGCCCTCTTGGTAGGGCATCGAGTATTGCTTCAGTGTATTGCTGTTTATTTTTCGGAGATATCATCCGGATATACTATTCGCCCGGCATTTAAAAATACTACAGTAAACTTATCAGTTTTAAATTGAGCATTTAATTTACGACAAAGATTCCTTGCATGACCTGGATTAGAAAAACTAGTCTTTTTGTATTTTGGTGCCGCATCACTTGTTAAGTAGTGGGAAGATTTTAAATTGATTGGTTGACCGTCATAGTATACAGCCCAAATGCCAGATGCTTCGATAATCTGATCGCACTTATATGTTTCTTTGTCAACAAATTCCAGGATGACTGATGGTTGGCTCCTACTCATTTGAATGAGCCGCCTTTAACTTGTACTGAAATTGTTTCTTCATTCGTTTTATTCTCGTTATTGAACTCATGTAAATCTGCCAACAAAGTTGCTATATCGTTTCTGAGTCCTCTAGCCTGATCAATAGTCAACACAACAGTATTGTTCTGTGTACTTTCCATAACCGACATTTTATTTATAAAATCCTTAATATGTAACATTAGTTATCATTATACTATATTTATCTGATTTTTTGCTTCATCTTTAGTTTTAAAAGGTCCGTTGAAGGGATATCTTTGTATAAAAATGTATTTTGGACAAAAGATAACTTGTTCTATTCCGTTATGTTCAACTACAAAATACCCTGCGGCATGGAAGCATTTACTCTTTTTAGTCTTTGTAAAGACATGCAATCCACGTTTAACATCGAACACTGAATTATAAGTTCTAGCAGTTGTAGGATATTCTGGATAAGGAGTTGTTTCTGGTAGTTCAGTTTTCTCTGGTGTGATAAACTTTATTTTAGTTTTCTTCTGAATATCATCAGTAGTTGCAAATTCAAATACATCATTTTGCAATGTGACGTTAAACGTTCCTATATTATTTGCACAGACATTTCCAACTTTGTTTTTTCCGTCTGTTAAAATCCAAAATTCATCAGTAATTGGCTTTGCGGTTAATTCTACATCTAATATCATTTTATCTCCGTTAATGTTGTTATTGTTAGGCATGAATGTACCTTCCTTGATATGGGGTGTTCAACCATTTAGCATAACTATCTGCTTGATCACTTATTCTGTTAAGTTCATACTTGCCACAAAATCTCATAAAGTGTACACCAACTTGTGGTATCTCTTTATTACTTTCTAACGCCTCTTTAATGCTATTATCAGTTGCATCTCTGAGTTCAGTCGGCTGTGCTGTAAGATCAATCAATGTGCGATTGCGTTCATAATCATCACGTACTCTATGTTCCTCTTCATTGTGATCTACCCAACGTTGTAACATAAGATTGTTCCAGTTGAAACCGCCTTTCTCTTTATCAGCATAGGCTTCTAGTAAACCTGTCTTGTTCTTAGTACCCTTCTTACGTACACCTGGATATGCACTGAATACATTATCACTAGTGTCACCACGCATACACTTCTCAAACAATAGATACTGAGGATCTTCTAATGTCTTATGCTCCTGAGTCTTTTTGTCAATGACTGGTCTGCCTTTATCATCAAAGAAGCCATCAATTGTTATTAGATTCTTAGCAACACCATTATACATGTGAACTGATTCAGATAGTAATTGATAATAGTCTGTATCAGTTGAAAGAATGATGTGTTCATCATCAGGATGTAATGCAGTGAAACGTGCTATGCAATCATCAGCCTCTGCATTCGGATCACGTAAGACTGTTACGTTAGTTTTTTCAGATAAAAATGCAATCAATGTTTCGTATGTCTCCCAGAACATCTGACTTTCTTCGACTTCTGCTTCTGTCATGGCTTGATCTTTAACTTTACGATTTGCCTTATAAGGCTTGTAAAAGTCTTTACGCCATGAACGACCTTCTAAACAAAAGACTACATGATCAACGCCATAATTACGGACTGCTTGATTAACTGACCCTAGAGTCAGATGCAAAGCCATGCCTATCTTTTCCCATGTATTAGCATTATAGGATGCTACATGCTTGGCACGGAAGAACGTGTTCATTGTGTCTATCAAAGCGTATTTCATATACCAGTACTCTTATTTATCATAATATTCGTATATTATACGCAATAAACTAGCAGAAAGCAAGCCTTTATGGGTAAAAAGGGTAAATTAATCTAGGGGTGGTGGAGGAGTAGGTGGTATATATGCTTGTACACCAGAGTCTTTAGTAGGCTCAACAAACCCTTCTGCTTGTGCAACTTCTTGGTTATTAAAGAACTTATGCATTTCTTCTATTAGAAATTTCCTAGCCTCAGGATTAGATAAATCCATTCTGCGTTCATTAATAAGTGTAGTTTGATGAGACTTCCAAGCATCGAGTGCTTTTTGTGAAACAGTCTCCATCAAATCTCTGCCTGCTTGTCCTGGCAGAGGTGGAAATGACATCGCTGGTAACTCTTCTTGGTACTTTTTACAAAAGACTACAGTTTCCATTAACTAATCTCCGACCTACCGTCACCTAAATCTTTACTTTGAACAACTCTCATATCTGCACCAGTGATAGGATCAACGTCTTTTCTATTATGTGGGTCTGCTTGTTCTTGTTCCCATGTTTCTAATACTACATTACGACATACTGTTTTAAACCAACGATCAACAATTTGTTCGTCAGTATCATTGTCACTATCTTTGTATCCTTGCTTGATAAGATTTAACAGAAACTTATCATTCCAATCAAGTTCAAAAGCACCATTGTTAATATCTTCTGGGTCTACATCTACTTTAAGTATATCAACCCAAGGTTCACCGGCCCTTGTTGCTATCTCTTTATCTGATAGTTTAGGTGCAGATTTTTTCTTTGTTTTAGGTTCAGGCTTTTTCTTGCCAAACATACCTTTTATTTTATCAAACATATAGTTCCTCACTGTCTATGTATTTAGAGACGTTATCTTTACCCGATATATTTTTCATAAATCCTGGAGTCTCTCTCGCAGTCCATTTAGCAAAGTCTTTTTTGTATACTCTGTAGTAATTCTGATAGGCGTCAATGGCATCATGTGTTTTGACATCATCTGGCATGGCTTGGGGAGGATCAACAAAGTCTGCACTTGCTATATTGTTGGGTAAATGCTGTAAGATATCCTTGAGTTTTTCTTCTGTTAAGTGTGTTTTGCCATACCTATGAGTATACTCATTGCATAACGCAACGAACATATCATATACAAATTGATAGTGTGAATCACTAGATCGAATCCAAATATTTGAAGGATGATTGATATGTGATGCCTTGTAGAGAACATTCTCCATGTTGCTGTCATTGAGACGCCAACGTTTGATACGTCTATTGTTGGCTGTTCTATCCTCATATAAGTCGCCATCTAATACTCTGTGAGCAGTAGACATCAACTGGGCATACTCAATAATCATTTTGACTACATGTTTGTCACAATGCAGTTCTGCTGATTTAACTGGGTCAGTATCTAAATAAAATATGTTCATAACTTTCTAAAACCTTTTAATAACAATGATAAATACATTAGCATACTACTCTTAAAGCGGACAAGCAAATGAATGATATACGTAACATATTAGATATACTAACAGAAGCAGAGGCTGAAGTCAAGCCTATTTTACCCGAAGGTAACCCAAGTGCTGATGTATCAGATTTAACTAAAGCCAATACTAAGTTTGCTAATAAAGGAACTGACACATGGAACAGTGTCATTCAAGGTTGGGACGTTTCAACACTCCCTGAGTTCATAAGAGATGAAGGTTTTACTCCCACTTATATAGATTTAAACAAAAAAGAGTCAGAAGAAGATTTAAACGAATATGATAATAGTGTTCGTTATACATCTAAGTGTCCCAAATGTTTGGGAGACGGCATGAAATTTGGGAAAGAAAGAACAAGTCCTATTAAACTATGTGATGAATGTTTAGGTTGGGGAAAATTAGCAGATAACGGGCCATATTATGGTCCTACTGTCAACCAAGCCAAAGAAGATCAAATTGAGGAGTTGAATTCAAAAATAAAAATGAATCGCCAAGAATTTGAGCCTGGCCAAAAAGAATTTGATTTTGAGCAAATCGATGAAGTACTAGATGCGCCTAGTAAGAAACTAGATAAAAAAGATTTATCAGATTACTTAGATAGAATTATCAATCAAAAGAAAAAGAAAACTGACAAATACAAAAAGCCGTACATACATAGATCAACTGTAAAAAGAATGGTCAAAGGACAAGAACTATTAGCATCAGATAAACAAGTTCCTATCGTTAATCAGAACAATGAAACTTATGACTTGGAAGCATTAGCGGCAGATATCACTGTACGTCCAAATAAATTATTAAAACAAAATGCAAAAATGCAACATACTGAAGGTCCTTATAAGGGCCAAACTGAGATATATTTTGATCTCGGATTACCTGCATTAAACGGTTTAGGTTACAACGAAGAAAAGAAAGAATTTGTAGAAATCAACACATGTCCAGGTGCAGGTGAATGTAAAACATTCTGTTATGCACTTAAAGGCGGATATGTACAATGGGAAAATGTAGCAATTAGTCAAACAAGACGTTTAAACTACTTGTACAACGATCCAGTAGGCTTCTTTGAGCAATTAAACACAGAGATTGATATAGAAGCAAACAAATTATTAAAGTCAAAACAAGGTGAAACAGTTGTTATGGGTCTGCGTTGGCATGATGCTGGAGATTTCTTCTCAGAAGATTACTTGGAAGCGGCATATAAAGTAGCAATGATGCACCCTGATGTTAGATTCTATGCTTATACTAAAATGGCTTCAGTATCAAACGATTTACAAAATAGACCAGATAACTTTATCATTAACTTCTCAGCAGGCGCATCTAAAGGACAAGAAAGAAAAATTGACTTCGGTACAACTAAGTCTGCTATGGTTGTCAAAAAAGAAATGTTCAACGATCTTCTTAAAAAAGACGGAAACAAATTAGCCAAAGATGCTGATG